AATGGTGATTTTAATATCAATCAGAGAGCGTTTAGCAGCAGCGTCGATGGACATAATTTATATTTTTATGATAGATGGATTGGCGGTTTTGTTTCTCCAGCGGGATCCTCAGTAACTTTTTCGGCTCAAACCTTTACTGCAGGTACTGCTCCTGTATCAGGGTATGAATCTACAAATTTCTTTAGAATGGTTACAACAGGAGTTGTTGCAAATGGAAATACCACAACTCAGATACGAGTTAGTCAAAAAATTGAAGATGTAAGAACTTTTGCAGGACAGACAATGACAGTTTCATTTTGGGCAAAATCAGCAAGCGGAACTCCAAAGGTTGCAGTTAGAATTGACCAAAATTTCGGTAGTGGCGGTTCAAGCACTGTTACCGCTATTGCAGGTTCTGTTACTCAGATAACCACTTCTTGGGTCAGGTATTCTTTTACTGTCGCAGTACCTTCTATTTCAGGAAAGACCATCGGAACAAGTTCTTTTACAGAGGTTAGATTATTTGTGGCTGCAGGTTCCGCGATTCCTAATGTTAGCGGTGTTGGCTTACAAGATAACACTTTTGATTTTTGGGGAGTACAGGCAGAAAATGGTTCAGTCGCTACCGCTTTCCAAACTGCAACAGGAACTATTCAAGGTGAATTGGCAGCTTGCCAGAGGTATTATTTCCGTTTTGGTGCAGATGCAACATTTGTTTATGCTGGTTTTGGTCAAGGTACGGCTGCAACTACAACTTATGCAAATCCAATAATTCAATACCCAGTTCCAATGAGAGTAAGTCCTACAGTTATTGATTTTAGTAATCTTGCTTTGACTGACGGAGTTGGTGTTGTAGCAGTTACAACTATTACAAATGCACAAACAAATAATTTTCAATCTGCTCTAACCGCAAATGTATCTTCTGGATTAACTCAATATCGAGCATATAGATTATGTACAAATAATAACGCAAATGGGTATTTTGGAATGGGAGCGGAGTTGTAAAATGAATAATGTATCTTTTATTAAAGTTGCAAGTATTGACGGCGTAGAAGTAGAGCACGCCATTATTGACCGAGGCAATGGAGAATATACTTCAATGCTTAAATCAACCTATGATGAAATGATTGCTAAAAGTGAAGCCTCTTCTCTGTAAAGCAGGGCAACAACTTCGTGAGCAAATTGACGATTGTTTTCCTCACCGCGACAGAAAGTCCGATGGTTGGATAGGCGATGCTCGTCACTCAGCAAAGAAGTCAGATCACAACCCTGATTATTCCAATAAAAATAGTGAATGGGCAATGGTCAGGGCTATTGATGTGGACAAGGATCTCGACTCACGCGCCAATACAGGTGCTTATCTTGCCGATCAGATTCGCCTATGTGCCAAGAAAGATAAGCGAATCTCCTATGTTATCTATGCAGGAAAGATTGCATCAGCTAAATCGTTTTGGCGTTGGAGAACTTATTCTGGCATTAACCGCCACGATGCTCATATCCATATCAGCTTTACTAAAAAGGGTGACAAAGATTCATCGTTCTTCCAAATCCCAATGCTAGGAGCAAACACATGAACATGAAAAATCCACTCATCCTAACTGCTGGTGCTTTCCTATCAGCTTGGGCTGCAAGCAACTTCGATGTAGATTACAGAGCAATTCTTTGGGCTGTGCTTGCTGGTGTATTCGGATATGCGACCCCTAAAAAATGACACAACAAGACTTCTTTACACTCTATATTGCAACGATATCTATCATCGGTGGTCTGGCAGGTTATGTCATCACACATCTATTGGGTGAAATTAAACGACTCAATTCGCGTGTCGATGAAATCTATAACATCTTATTAGAGCGATAATTTTTGCCATGGCAAGAAGAGCGACTAAAGCACTAGAAGAACAGGGCTACTCAAAGCTCGATGCTTACTGCATTGGGTTACATGAGTTCTATAAATCGCTTAAACGAGCAGGGTTTCCAGATTCAATCTGTATGTCCATGATAATGGAGAAATCTGCTTATCCTGACTGGCTCTTGCCTAATCCAATCAACCCAAATATCCCAGAGCCAGACTGGTATGACGATGAGGATGAATGAAACGAACGATAGTTTGGCCGGACTTGCAGTGCCCATACGAGGATGCACATCTTGTACGAAACTTTGAACTATTTGCAAAAGCGTTTAAGCACGATTCTGTCGTTACTATTGGAGATGAAATCGATCTCCCACAAATCAGTCGATGGACTGAGAACACACCAGGCTGGTACGAACAGACACTAGCTGATGACCGCGACCACACAGTCGATGTGTTGTGGCGTCTGACTCAATACGCTAAGGAAGCACATTCGGTGCGTAGCAACCATACTGATCGTCTGTACAACGTCATTATGAAAAAGATTCCAGCGTTTTTATCTTTGCCCGAATTACGCTTTGAAAAGTTCTTGCAACTCGATCAGCTAGGCATCCAATTTCACAAAGAGGCTTATCCCATTGCTCGTGGGTGGATAGCCGTTCATGGTGATTTAGGTGGGCTCAATCCCAATCCAGGAATGAGCGCATTGAACCAAGCCAAGAAGGCAGGGGTTTCAACCATTATGGGGCATACGCATCGTGCTGGCAGAAGTGCCGTTTCTGAGGCCTACAATGGCTCTGTGAGGCGCGTACTGCATGGAGTTGAGGTAGGACATGCGATGAACGTAAAGGCCGCCAAATACGTTTCTATGCCTAATTGGCAGCAAGCCTTCGCCATTGTCACCGAGATAGGCAAGAATGTCCAAGTGGACTTAATCTACGTTGAGAAAGATGGTACTTTCGTTGTGTCAGGTAAGAGATATGGGCGCGCTCGTTAATGACGTGCGAACAGATATTGATGATCAGATGGATGCGTCAGAATTATTGCCGTTTCGTCATTGAAATGTACTTGACGTACCCCAATTAAATGCGACACTAATCCTGTACCCAATCAAGGGCATTGGGGCAGTTAGGGCAAATGATGAACTCATTAACAATCCTCACAGTAGTTGGCATAGCAATAGCGCTTTACTTTGCTTTCAGATGGGGTCAGGAAACTGGCTATGATGAAGGCCTAGTCGATGGTCGCAAAGCTGTAAGAAAGTATTACGAAGAGGCCGGTCGATGAAAGCAACTGAGGCACTCATTCATGCAATCGACATCATGCAAGATCGTGGCAAGGTCTATGGTCATCCGAGAATCAATCAAGGTCGGATATCTCAAAGGCTATCCAATCTATTCGATTTCCCAGTCACAGATGCTCAAGCTGCACTTGCAATGGTCGAAGTTAAACTCGCCAGAATCACAGAATCGCCAGGACACACAGATTCTTACATCGATGCAATAGCGTATCTGGCAATAGCACTACAACTGCAAACAGAGGACGATGAATTATATGTTTAATCTTGAAGATTATGAGCCGGTTGAAGTAAGACTTGAGAAGTTCTGGAAGGACAATCCTGATGGTCGTATTTATACTGAATTGCTTGAAAGTACCGCTACTCGGTTTGTTGTGTTTTCTAGTATCTATCGAACTGAAGCTGATGCACATCCTTGGGCAACGGGCTTGGCATCAGAAACAATCGCAGATCGCGGGATGCTTGCTTCATCAGCTTTGGAAATATGTGAGACGAGCAGTCTCGGTCGTGCATTGGCTAACGCAGGCTATTCTGCGAAGGTTAAAGGCGGAAATGGAAAAAGACCTAGCCGCGAAGAAATGATTTCTGCAACTAAGACAGAAATGGCTAAGCCAAAAGCAGAGCGCATTGCAGTAGAAAACGAATCTGATCCTTGGACAATCAAGACTGTCGCAGCTCCAACAACATCAGCAGAAGCAGTAGCTGTTGTGAAGGACATTATAGGCGGCACAACTGACAAAGATGTTCCTCGATGTCCTCATGGTGAAATGCATTGGGCGCATGGAATGACAAAGGCCAATAAGCCGTGGGGTCACTTTAAGTGTATGGCAGCAGCTACAGGTGAAATAAACAGATGTCCAAAGGGTGAAGATGTTATTTGGTATGAGATAAGCCCAGAAGGCAACTGGCGACCACAGAAGGTAAGGGCATAACCATGGGTGAAATGGTAATCTTTGATAATGGCACAGCAACCATCATGGGCGGAGAGTTCGAAGAACCGCAAGATATTGTTATCTATTGCGATCTTTGCAATGAGCCTGTGGCTATTACTCCAGAGTTTAATGACAAAGTGTTTCTTACCTGTATGAGATGCCACGCAGTTAGCCACATAGCATTAAAGACATCTAAAGAACCAGATGCCGAGCCAACACAGGAAGCATAGAGGTTATGCGACCGAACGCATAGTCGCCATGTACTTGCAGCAATGGTGGCACGCAGCTAGTGTCGGTCGTGGTCAAGGCGAGGACATTCTCAATGTTCCGTTCGACATCGAGATTAAGGCTCGTAACTCACTTGACAT